GGCGCTCCAGAAGGAGGTGCAGGCCGCGCTTGAGAAAAAGGCGATCACGCAGGAGGAAGCCAACGCAATCCTGCTTCGAAACAAGCCGCTCACTGAGGCGCAGATCGAGGAACAGGGTCGATTTATTCAGTCGGTGAACGAAACCAATGAGGCCATGAAAAAGGCCGGGACAACCAGCACCGATGTAACCAAAAAAATGACCGCCGAGCAGATAGCCCTCGCTGGCGCTGTGAGCGATACCAGCGCAGCCATGGCAGATAGCCTTGTGGAGTTCGCGCTTACGGGTGAGCAGGCATTCGGTGACATGGTGGAGGCAATCCTCAAGGACTTGGCCAAGCTGATCGTGCAGGCGCAGATTACCCGGGCGATCACCGCCGCATTCCCGGGCCTGACTGCCAATGCTGACGGTAACGCCTTCGCCGGGGGTAATGTGATCCCTTTCGCAAAAGGGGGAGTAGTCGATAGCCCTACATTGTTCCCCATGGCCAACGGCGCCGGACTGATGGGTGAAGCGGGGCCAGAGGCAATTTTGCCTCTATCCCGGGGCAAGGATGGCAAGCTCGGTGTCGCATCGAGTGGCGGGGGTGGTGGCGTCACTGTGAACGTAATCAATCAGGGCGCCGAGAATGAAGTGGATGTAAAGACCTCGCAGGATGGCATGACCATCGATGTGCTGATCACTCAAAAGGTCAACGCCGCCTTGGGCAATGGATCACTCGATAAATCATTGGGCAACAGCTTCGGCTTGAGCCGCAGGGGAAGATAATCATGGCAGAGCAATGGCCTCCACAGCTACAGCAATTCCTGCAACGGGGTGAGTTTACGCAAACCCAACAGGACACCAATATCCGCACCAATGTCGAAACGGGGCCGGTCAAACAACGCCGCCGATTCACGCAGCCCATGACCGAAATGGCCTGTATGATTTGGGTGCCCCATGCCGACTATCTGATATTCCTCCAGTTCTACAACATCACCCTGCTCAATGGGACTTTGGAATTTGATTTCGATGATCCGATCACCGGGGAGCCGGGTCTTTGGCGATTCTCCGCGCCATTCTCAACGAGCCTTGTGGGTGGACTGACCTATAAGATTTCAATGAAGTGGGAGAGCTTGGGATGAGCCGCCAATTTAGCCAAGCCAGCCTCAATGAAATCAACAGCGTATCGAGTGGCGAGGTATTCCTGTTCCTGCTGCAAATGGATTACATAAACCCGGTCAACCAACAACCGGAAGTGCAGTATTTTGTGAACAACAATCAGCAAGTGAACGCCTTTGGCAACCAATACCTGCCGCTGGCCTTCAACGTGGTGCTGAATACTGAGGATGGGGAGAAATTGCCCACAGTCGCGCTGATCATGGACAACGTGGATCGGGAGCTTGTCGGGGAAATCCGCAGTATGCAGGAACCCCCATCGATTACCCTGACTCTTGTGCCAGCCAGCCGCCCGGGTGAGGCAGAAATGGTGCTAAACGAAATGGTGTTGAGGGATGTTCACTATGATGCCCAACAGATCAGCGGGACGCTTTACGTCAATGATATATTGAACCAGCGATTCCCAAGGGATCGATACACTCCAAACAACGCGCCGGGATTATTCTAATGGCTAAAAAACTCAACCCCATACAGGTGATCGGCATCCCCTACCTCGACCGTGGCCGCACACTCAAAGGCTGTGATTGTTGGGGTCTGGCCGTGATCGTTTTACGCGAGTTCTTCAAGCTCAACATCCCCCATTTCAGCGGCGAATATGATTCGGTTGAGGAATTGGAGGGGGTGCAGAAAACGTACATGGAGAAAAAGGATCTCTTTGAGAATATCGCCTTCGATAATCGCCAGCCCGGTGACCTGATCGTGATGCGGATCAAGGGGATGCCGGTGCATGTCGGGGTCGTTATTGACCAGACCTACATGATCCACACCCTGCCGGGGCACGAATCAGTCCGTGAGCGTTACGAGGCGCCCACATGGGCCAAAAGAATCGAGGGGATATACCGATGGGCCAATTAGTTGTTCGCCCCCATGTGGTGAGCCAGAGGGGTACTCAGTACCTATCCCTGCAAGGCGATAAATCAGTGGGGCAACTGGTCGATGAGACAGGCACCCCCGATGAGATGCGGGATTATTTGGAAGTGTTCATAAACGGGCAGCACATTGACCGTGAAACGTGGCACCAAACCTTTCCAAATGATGATGCTCATGTGCTGATCGCAGCCGTGGCCCATGGCGGGGGTGGCAAGAATATCCTTCGACTTGTGGCCGTGATCGCTATTGCAGTGTTCGCACCATACGCCGCTGGAGCCTTGGGCTTTGTCGCAGGCACTACCAGCGCCCTAGTGGCGACCGCAGCGATCACAGTGGCCGGTACGCTGGCCCTCAACGCGCTATTCCCACCACCCTCGATGAACCTTGATTCGCTGAGTGGCGGGGGTACTGAATCGCCCACATTGAGCATCCAAGGGCAGCGCAACTCGACCCGGCCCTATGGCGCGGTGCTGAGAGTTTACGGGTCGCATCGACTGTGGCCGCCCAACCTGTCAGAGCCGTACCTTCAAACGGTCGGTGATCGGGATCAATACCTGTACATGCTTCTGGATTTGGGTGTCGGTGAGCTTGGGGTGAACGATATTCGGATTGGTGATACCCGGATCAACCAGTACAAGGAAGCCAGCTTCAAATTGCACATTGGAATCCTCAATGGCGACCCGCTGACCAAGTACACCAAGGACGTATCCACCGAAAATTTCAGCGTGGAATTAAAGACCAACGCCCAAGTGATCCGTCAAACAAGCCCCGCGGACTCCGTGCAGGTCGATGTGACGTTCCCAACCGGCCTGTTCGATCTGACCAAGAAGGGCAAAAAGGTATCCCGATCAGTCGAATTGTCACTGGAATATCGCAAGGTCGGTGATGTGGATTGGATTCGCTTTGGCGCCGGGGATTATGACTTCTCGCGCAACGTCCGGGTGAACTCAGGGTGGAATTGGGGCAGCCCCTACAACGGGTTTCAGTTGTTTACCAACCAGACCGATGTTGGCAATCCGCTGGAAGGCACGGAAATCACCTTCATTGGCGCTGAGTGGGATACTTACGAGGACTATGATCCAACGTATGCCAGTGGCGCCCCTGCCCCCTCAATAGGCTATCAGGCCGGTGAGTTTGATCTGCTGATCGACACCCCCCAAGAGATACCAGCCGGGGCATACCTCTGGATCAACGGCAACGGATACCAGACCACCGGAATCACTCCTGCCGGGAGTGGCGTGATCATGTCGATCGATCCCCCTTTGGCGACTGATTTCATCACCGTGCCCTTCCAGTACGAGCAACCTCCCGGGGAGAATGTCGCCGGCTCATTGAATGCTGGCGTGGGTGGGTTCAGCGTGGTGCCCGATTACACTTCAAACGGCACCGTTTTAAACTTCGCGGCCCGGACATTTACGGTTACTGACGAAACGACTCAGCCATTCACCGTGCAGGCCACCATTGAAATGCCCACCCGGGACTTGTGGGAGGTTCGATTGGTGCGGATCACAGCCAACGTGGATCGTGACGATTCGCTCTATGGGGCATCGATCAGCACCTTGACCAGCATCCGGTCGATCCTCAATCAATCGCCCTTCCAGTTTGATGTGCCGCACACCGTCATGGAATTACGGATCAAGGCCACCGACCAGTTGAATGGGGTACTCGATACGATCAACATGAGGGCCACATCCAAGCTCAATATCTGGAACGGCAATGAGTGGGTGTACTTCAATTCGGCCAATCCGTCTTGGATTATCTACGACATACTGACCGGCACTGCCACCCCCAACCCAATCGATCAGTCCAAGATTGATATCGAGTCATTCCGGCAGTTCGGCAACTGGTGTTCGACCAAGCCAAGCAACGCCAACGAGACTCAATTCCGCTGTGACTGTGTTATCGATTACAACACGACCGTTTGGGAGTTGTGCAAGTCAATCGCCAACGCCGCCCGGGGCAATCTGGTGGTTCAGGATGGCGTCTACCGGATGATCTACGACAAGGAACCCACCATACCCGTGCAGCTAATTACCCCGATGAACAGTTGGGGATTCCGTGGTGAGCGCACATTCGTTGAAGTGCCCGATGCGATGAAAATGAAGTTCATTGACCCGGATGCAGATTGGCAGCAAAAAGAGGTCATTGTTTACAACGATGGGTTCGATGAGAACAACAGCACAACCTTTCAGGAAATCGCCCTGTTCGGTGTGACCCGATCAACTCAGGCGTGGCGTGATGGTCGCTATTATCTGGCGCAGGCAGTCTTGCGGCAGGAGACTTTCACCGTAAACATGGACTTGGAAAACCTCGTTTGCACCCGGGGCGATTATGTTCAGGTTCAACAGGACATGGCCCGGATTGGTGGCACCCCTGCCCGGGTGGTTCAGGCAGCCGCCACACAGGTACAGGCCAGTGAGCCATTCGATCTGACTGCCCCGGGCACCTACTCGATCCGGGTGCGTGAGGAAATCAACGGCAACAACGTGATGAAGTCCTACGAGATATTGGGCCAAGTGGATGATTTCACTGTGACCGTATCAGGCTTCACCGGCAACAACGGCGACCTGCTGGTGTATGGCCTCGTTGACTTCGTGATCGATGATTACATTGTGGTCGATATCAAGCCCGGGGCCGATCTGACTGCCACAATTACGCTGGTCAATCTGGCGCGGCCTGTATACAACGCTGACACCGGCCCCATACCGCCGTACAGCCCGAAGATCGCTCCGGACTTAAACGTGCCCCCGCCCCATGTGAAAAACCTCAGAGTGGCGCAGGAACCCGTGGACAGCGATGGCAATGTGACCTTCCTGTTTGTGGATCGGGTGCCCTACACGAACATCCGTCTGTGGTGGGATAAATCGGACTCCGCTGTGAGCGCCAATTACCAGATTTACGCTTGGCTGAATCAGGTCTGGACGCTGGTCGATACCGTATCCAAGAATGAGTATTACTTCTTTAAGGATCAACCTGTCGCAGGCGCCGATGGGCAGGACATTCTGGAGACTTTCTACTTCTTCCGGGTGCTGTCAATTGGGCCTACCGGATTGAAGCAGGAATTGGATACCGCGCCTTGGACACTGATCTTCCCGGTGGGCGATACGCAGGCGCCTCTGCCGCTTGAATTTTTCCGGGTGGAAATCCTACAGGAAACCCTGCTGCTCAATTGGTCGGCCAACCCTCTGGATGAGGATATCGGCGGGTTCGATTTGAGGTTCAGCCCCCTCGTTGACGGATCGGCAAACTGGGAACGATCCAATGTGCTGATTCAATCACTGGCGTGGAACAACACCACCGCCAAGGTCAATGCGCGGACAGGCACCTACTTCGTGAGGCCATACGATACCAGTGGCAACCGTGGGCCAGTGGCCGAGTACATCACCACAGTGACCGATCTGAATGGCAATCTGGTGATCGATACTGTGACCAGCGTGAACTTCCAAGGGCCAAAGACAAACTGCCATGTCAACGGGGCCAATGAACTCCAGGTCACAGACCCCACGAAGGTGGCGTATTACTATTTTGAAGGGGTGAGCCTGCTGGAATCCTCATTCCTGACCCGGATCATTGACAGTGTTACGGGCCGGGGTGAAGTGGTCGGCGGCTTCCATTCAGATCAGTGGGAAGTGATCCCGGAATTCCAGTTCGCTACCGATGGCGGCAAGACTATGAGCGATTGGGTGACGATGGCCTCAATCGATCCGCTTAATCAGGATGAATTCACATGGTCAGATTGGACGCCCTTCAATGTGCGCGATGTGGCCGGTGCCCGATTTGCTTTCAGGCTAGTGTTACGGTCACTCGATAACGGCGACACGACCCCAATCGTGGAACATGCCACCATGGTCGTATCCCAACCCGAGCGAACATCCGGCAACGTGTTCGGCCCATACCCAAGCGGCGCCTATGAGATATTCTTCAATGACGCCAATGGGAAAGCGGTGCCGTTTTATTCACCCCCGGCAATCTCATTGACCTTGCAGGACAACAACAATCAGAATACGGCTGAGGTCATATCCGTGACCCGGTTCGGGTTCATTGTTGATCTGAACTTCAATCTACCGACAGGCACTGTCGCTTGGACTGCAGTCGGCCATGGATACCAACAGATCGCCCCGGCGGCAACCTTGAATTTACCCGGAGTAATAACGCAATGAGCCAATTCCAATGGGCGACAATAGACCCCAACACAACCAGCGGATCACAGCTTGCCAACCTGCTCAACTTGGGTGAGGCGGCGATCCACTCAACCAACAAGGGGCCAAACCGCCCGAGCTATGTCGTGCCCGGGATGATCTGGCTCGATGACACTGACCCTCTGCTGTGGGAACTCAATATATTTGATGGTGTGAATGATGCTCAGATCGGCATTGTGAATACCTTTTCCTCAAAGTTCACCGCCGTGGTATCCGCATTCGGTACGACCTACGACCCGGCAGGCTCCAACCTGACCAGCACCAACGTGCAGGGCGCCATCGATGAGCTTGATTCCAAAAAGCTCGATAAATCCGGCGGCACAATGACCGGCGGCCTCAATATGGGCGGCAATATCCTGAACAACTTGCCCGCCCCCACCGCCAACAATCACGCCACCCGGAAGGATTATGTCGATACCGCCGACAACCTTCGGGTGAGCAAAACCGGGGGCACCATGTCGGGCAATTTGAACATGGGCACCACCAACCGGGTCACGCAGCTTCAAGACCCGGTAAACAACCTTGACGCAGCGAACAAGCGGTACGCCGATTCAGTGGGCGCGGGTGCAGGCAACAACAGTCAAAACGGATACCGGATTATTGGGCCGATCAAGCTGGCTTGGGGCCGGGCAGTGACAACTGGAACCGGGCCGGAAACGGTCAACTTTTCATCCAACTTCAACGGCAATGCGTGGTCTGTGGTGGCGACCGCCGGGGCATCGGTGGGAGACTTCGTCACGGTGGTGGTTTGGAACATCACGAATTCAAGCTTCACGGTTCGCACCGGAAGCGCGGTCAATCAGGTAAATTGGTTCGCTGTAGGACTCGCATAGGATTAAAAAATGTCTCAGTTTCAGTGGTCGATAATTGATCCGAATGTTGTCTCAGGTACGCAACTTGCCAACCTGCTGAACAACGGCGAATCAGCACTACACTCGCAGCACCTTGGAAGTATCCAACCGCTTTACGCCGTGGATGGAATGATCTGGGTCGATGATTCCGATCCGGCCTTGTGGCAGGTAAACCAAGTCGAAGGCGGGGCGTCAATTCCTCTATGGCAGATCAACACCGCGACCAATACGGCGATCTTCCCGGGCGCGGGTGGGACTGCCATTTGGGGAGGCATCACCGGCAACATTGCGAATCAGATCGACTTGCAGAACTCGCTGGCCCTTCGCTTGGCCCTGACCGGCGGCACAATGACCGGCACCCTCAACATGAGCAACAACAAGATCGGAGGCGTGGCCACCCCGACAGTGGGCAATGAGGCAGCTAACAAATCCTATGTGGACGCATCTGGCGGCGCCGCGATATGGGGCGGGATTGTCGGCACCCTGTCTAATCAGGGCGATCTGTGGACTGAGCTTGAAGCGCGATTGAAGAAAACCGGCGGCACCATGACCGGGGAATTGGGGATTGATAACACCACATCCCTGAAATTCGTGGGCGCCACCGGGCTTGAAGATATCAAGATCAGTACGTCCAACTTCCTGACCGCCACAAACCTGAACTTCAACCCGGGCAATGATGCGCTGGCATCCTACTTTTTCAATACTGGCGGGGGTGAAAGCGTGATCATGGCCGGGGGCAACATAGCCATGTCCCAACCGGCACTGCAAGCCAACAGCGCCGTGAGGAAGGGGGAGGCCGATGCAGACTATGCCACCAAGGCCAGTGAGGGCACCGCTGTATGGGGTTCGATCACGGGCACCCTATCCAACCAGACCGATCTGCAAAACGCCCTCAACGCCAAACTGAACCTGACAGGCGGCACCATGACCGGCGCCCTGTCCATGGGCGGCAGCAAGATCACCAACCTTGCCAACCCAACGGCAACGGGTGACGCTGCCCGAAAAGCCTACGTGGACACCCGGGTACTCAAGACCGGCGATACCATGACCGGGGATTTGACGGTTCCGGCGCTGATCGCCACAGGCGTATTCGCAAACGCGGGGATTTTCGCCAACGCCACAATCGGATCATTCGGTGACAATGCGTGGTTCGGGTACAACAACGGCGGCGGCACCACTTGGCTGAACATGACAGGCAGCAACACAGGCGTCACATCACTGCTTGGATTGGGGGTGGAGCGCCTCACCCTCAACGACAAAATCGTGGCATCCGCCCAACTGGATATGACCAGTAACAAGATCATAAACCTACCCAATCCGACCGCTTCAAATGATGCCACCCGAAAATCCTATGTGGATTCAGGGATCAGCACAGCCACCGCCAATCTGGCAGACAAATCCAGCGGATCGACCCAAACCTTCGCCTCCGCTGTGGAAGCCCCCGGGTTCATCGCTGTGGGTGGTCAAGCGTGGAATGTGTTTGGCTTTCTGGCGAGTACTATCTGGTCAAATACAGCGGTATTTATCACCGATCCACCAACCGAAGTAGATCACGCAACCCGGAAGGATTACGTGGACGCTAAAACGTGGGCAGCCAGCGCGATCACTTCGGGCACCCTTGCCGATGCTCGTATCCCGAACCTGAATGCCAGCAAGACAACCGCAGGCACCTTTGCCGATGCCCGGATTCCAAGCCTTGCGACCAGCAAGATCACTTCGGGAACCTTCGCCAACGCCCGGATCAGTTCAAGCTCAATCACCCAATACACCGCCGCGCTTTATGTTGGCCTGACCGGCACCCAAACAGTCAATGGCCTGAAAACCTTTGCCAGCCGCGCCAATTTCACGGGAACTTTGGGGGTGGGATTAACCAACCTTCAAGGGATGGATTTTGCAGTGCAGGGCCAAGCTCATTTTGGTGACTCCACAGCAGGTGTTCGCCTGCTGACCTTCCTTGGAAGCGGGATCGTTCAATCCAACAACCGGGCCGCCACCGCCCTGCAACCGCTGGCCATACAGGGATCGTTTTTGTCATTCACCGCAACGAGCGGCGAAGCGATGCGGATCATCGATGATGGCGGGGTGGCCAAGGTGGGGATCGGAATTGACGCCCCCGTGGCGCCGCTTCACGTTTACCGATCAGGATCGAGTATTCCGGCGGTGATTGAGTCAGATACAAACAACACCCAAATATCCTTCAAGGACACAACGAACAACAGTTCTTCCAGCACCCGGATCGGGTCGGCAGGAACTGAGCTTCAATTGTTCACCGGGGGAACGCAACGCTTGCGAATCCTATCCGATGGCAACGTGGGAATCGGGGTATCACCGACCCAACAGCTTCATGTGAACTCAAATATCAGGGCGGGTGGCCGCTTCTACGCTGGCAACGGCACCAACGCCAACCCGAGCTTCACCTTCAACGGTGATACCGATACCGGAATGCGTAGGGTGGCGGCAAATACCCTCTCATTCATCACCACCGGGGCAGAGCGTGGCCGGGTATCTTCCGCTGGATTTTGGGGGATCAACAACACCGCCCCGATTGCGCCGCTTCATGTGGGATCAGGATCGGGCAGGGCATGGTCAAAGGCAGCACAGACAACAGCGATCATTGAAGGCTCTGGAATCACCGGCCTTTCGATTATCGCCGGGGGCAGCGCCAACTATTCCGAACT